GACCAGCTGAATTGCGACGAGGAACTCTCCGCCATCCGCTGCATCCTGCGGCTGATCGCGCCGGCTCATGCCGATCTCGTCCTGCGGGCAAAGCCCCCGTCTCCCGCCCCGTCTCCGTCTCTCTCCTTCGATGACGGGCGGAACTCGCAATATCTTCCCATGCTCTGAGTGAGAAAATCCCATGGCAGACGCACTAGGCCCCGCCGCCTTCGGCGCGGCGCGCGCGACGACCACGCGCCCGACCTACACCCCGAGCATCCTGAACGCGGATAGCTGGTTTCAGGACTGTACCAGCCAGGCCGCGCGGGATGGCACCGAGATCCGCTCGGCCCTTCTGAATGCGTTTCTGGCGCAGCTTCGCACCATTTTTCGCGCCGGCGAAGTGCTGGAAAACAACTCGGATGACATGCTGCTCCGGGCCATCCGCTCGCAGCGCGCCAACCTGGTTGCCACTGCCTCTGTGGGCGGCACGGCGAATGCCATCACGCTGAACTTCAACCCCGCCTTCGCAAGCCTTTCCGAGCTTCTCGGGGTTCCGATCCGGTTTATGGTGGAGGCGGATTCCACCGCCGCCGTGACAATCGCGGTCGATGGCCTGGCACCCGCCCCGCTGACTTTCGTGGATGGCGCGAGCGTGGGCGCCGGCGGCCTCACCAATGGCCGGCTGATCGAGGTGATGCATGACGGCACGCGCTTCCTTGCGCTGGCCGGCGTGACCGCCGCCTCCGGCCACACACACCCGATGGCCGATGTCATCGGCCTCCTCGCGGCGCTCGACGGCAGGGTTGCGAAGGCCGGCGACGTGATGGCTGGCCTGTTGCGGCTTTCCTACAACTTTCCCGAAATTCGATGGGGTGAGGCCGGCGGTGCATGGCGGCTTGTCAAGCAGGGCAATGCCGGGGCGACCGGCTCGTTCCTCCTGCAGCATTCGCTTGACAATTTCGCCTCATCCCCGACGACTGTTCTTTCCGTCAACCCAACCACGGGTGTTTCGAGCTTCCCCACCCCCCTTGCGCCGGAAGCGGGAATCCAGGCATCCGGCTCGCTCGGCTCGGCCGACAGGGTTCTTACCGGCGGCACGACCCCGCAATGGCGCACGCTGGCGCAAATGGGCGTCGAGCCGCTGGTCGTCCCCGCGACCAGCTTTACTGCAACCGATGTCGTCTGGGACAATCTCACTTCGGGGGTTTATCAACTCCAGATCCTGGGGCTCTGCCCCGACGCGGCCCGCCTGACCCTGCACCCGAGAGAGGCTGGCGCGGACACGCAGGCAAACCACCGCGCATCGCTCTTCAGGAACAACAACACCTATCCGCAGCCCTTCGTTGACTTCGAATTCAGCGGAAGCTTTCGGAATTCGCACCTTGCCGCCCTGCAGCCGGATATCGGGACATACCTCCTTCCTTTCCAGGTTCTGAGCAATGGCAGGATCGGGACGGCCAACTGGACTGCGCCCATGGATCGGTCATTCCCGGCCGACTTGAACAGCGTCGATCCTTTTGGCTTTGGAACCTGGCAATCGACCTCGGTCACAGGCATTGCCCTCAGGGGCGCTTCCGGCAGGACAATCCGCGTAAGCGACCGCACCGGCACCGCGCAAAACTTTGTCCCGTCACAATCGGCAACAATCCAGCACGCCCGCCTGATCAAGGTCGGGTAACCCGCGGCCACGCCCGCCCGCATGAAGCCCCGCCCTCCTCGCGGGGCTTTGTTTTTCCGGGGCATCAACCCCGCCCTTTTTCCCGACACCCTGAGGCGCACCGATGCCCGATAATGTTCCCATCAAGGACGGCAATGGCCTTCTGCAGGCGCTGCGGACCAAGGAGACCGCCCTTGGCGTTCACCTCAACCTGCAGGCCCTGGCGGATCCGGTCACCGGCGCGGCGCTCACGCTGGCCGCCGGCGGCCGCGTGCCGGTCGAAAGCCGGAATTCCCTGCCGGTCGCAACCAGCGCCACCATCATGAGCGTTACGACCGCCGCGGTCGGCGCCAACTGGACGGCCTTTGCCGCGCAGGCCTGCACCTCCCTCGATCTCGTCAATAACAGCGGGACGACCATCGAATATCGACGCGGCGCCGCGGGCGTTGGCATGCCTATCCCGACCGGATCGGCGCGCATGATCATCGGCATCACCAACGCCAACCAGATCCAGGTTCGCCGCACCGATCTCTCGGCAACGCAAGTCACGGTTCAGGCCGAGGCGCTTTCATCCTGAGGTTTCGCATGATCGGCTCGCTTTCCCGCAATTTCGCCAGGGCCACGACATCGCTGACGCGGCGCCTGCGGCCCGATGCCCCGCCCGCCGGGCGGCTGGTGTGGGGCACCGGCATCGAGATCACATGGGGCGCCGGCTTCCTGATCTGGAGCAATTGACATGGATATCGATCTCAAGACCCTTGCGCCGGACAGCACCATTCCGGCGGGCGCCGTTCTTTTCGGCGCGGACAGCCAGGCGGCCACGCAGCCAAGTGTTTACCCGCTTTCGGATGTCGTGGCGGTTGCGACCGCCACCACGGCCTCGGCCGCCAACACCTTCACCGCCGACCAGGTGATCTCCAAGGCAACGCCGGTTCTTGTGCTGAACAAGACCGCCTCCGGCCAGTTTCTCTCCCTTCGCGGCTCCACGAATGGCAGCTTGCGATGGGAGATGCCGCTTGGCAACAGCACCGCCGAATCCGGCTCGAATGCCGGGTCCGACTTCGAGATCGCGAGCTACACAGATGCGGGCACGGGTCGCGCGGTGCGCATGCGCATCCGCCGCTCGGATGGCTTCACCACGATCGGCGGCTCCGCTGAAATCGGCACGCCGGATGCGAGCAATTCGCTGCTCTTGCGCCGGCGCGGCGCCGCCTCGGGCGGGCGCATCGACCTTGAGAGGGGCGCCTCCGGCAACACGCTGGCGAGTGATGTGCGCATCGCCCTTGAAGGCAACCTGCTCCAGATCGGCGAGACGGGCGGCACGCAACGCGGATGCAATATTGACGTTTCGGCTCTTGCGGCAGGGTTTGGAACCCCGCTCGGGGGCGGGAATATCATCCTTGTCGCATCGCAAGCCACGACCAGCGGCACACAGTTCGATTTCACGGGATTGCCAGCGGGCATCAATGAAATCGTGGTGCATTTTATGGGTGTGTCCCTCACGACAACTGATGATTTTCTAGTGCAGTTGGGGACTTCTGGCGGGGTTGAGAATACCGGGTATACATCAACGAGTCTTGGTATTGATTCCGGCACTCTTGGAAACTGGCAAGCAACATCAACATCCGGGTTTGTAATTGTCACACCAAATCTTTCGCAACCTGCTTTGGGCAATGGAAATCTCTTTCTCCGTCGCGCAAGCGGAAACACATGGACCGCGTCTGTAGGCATGATGCTTTCGGCAGCCGGCAACTCCGGCTCAATTCACGGTGGCGGGGTTAAAACTCTTGCGGGAACACTTGACCGCGTTCGCCTTACCCGCACCGGAACCGACACGTTTGACGCTGGCGCTGTCAGCATCAGCTATCGATGAGGAAGGCCATGCTCCCAACGCAATCCGATGTGCTGGCCGGGCGCTCGATCTATGGCGACCCGCGCGGGCGCAATCCATCCGTCGTCTCGCCCGGCTGGTATGCCCGGAATATGGTTCTGCTGCCCGTTCCGTTCCGAATGACCTATGCGGGCAAGCCCATGCGCGGGCTGATGTTCCACCGGGCCGCGGCCCCGCATTTCGCCCGGTTTTTCGATCTGCTGATGGCGGAAGCCAAAGGCAGGCAGGAAACGCTTGATCACTGGGGCGTCTCCATCAATGGCGGCTCGTTCAATTATCGGCTGATGCGCGGGCTCAACACGCTTTCGATGCATTCCTATGGCTGCGCGCTCGACCTTGACCCTGCCCGGAACGGGCTTGGCGATGCCACGCCGCGCTTTGCCGAATTCCCCGAGGTGGTCCGCGCTTTCCGCGCCTCCGGCCTCGAATGGGGTGGGGATTGGAAAAGGCGAAAAGATGGGATGCATCTGCAGGCCACGCAGCCCATCCGCTAACCCGCGCCGGGCGGCTCCCCGGCACATCCCGAAAGGAAAATACCATGGATAAGGTTATGGGCGTCGCCCGCGCCGTTCTGGCGGCGGGCGCAGGCTGGCTCGTGGGCAAAGGCTATATCGACCAGGGCATGGCCGATCAGGTCGTCGGCGCGGTCATCATCATCGGCACCGCCATCTGGTCCGTGATGTCGAAAAAGCAGGCCGAATGACGGGGCTTCTTGCGGCTCTCCTGAAGGGGCTGGCGGATTTCCTCGCGCGTCTCGTCGCCGACTGGCGGCGGGACGGCGCGCTTCAGGGCAAGGGCCGCGCCGAGGGCTCGGCTGATCTCAACAAGGGAATTTCGGAGATTGCCGATGCGCAGGCACAAAACAACGCCGTTGATCGCGGTGGGGCTCGCGGCGTTCTTGACCGGCTGCGAAACCCTGCCGGGCGAGGGCGCCCTGGCGGTGAATGAGCCGGGGAGCCTCCTTGCAGTGGCACGCACGATCGCGCCCGCCTGCCCGGCGCCGACCGCCGCGGCCCGGCTTCGCGCCATCCAGGCCGAGCTTGAAGCCGGCATCAAGGCCGGCGCTGCGCCGGATGCCCTGGCGGAAGAATGGGAGAGGCTTGATCAGGCCGCGCGCATTTGCCGGGGGATGAAATGAGCCCCGCCCCCTCGCCCCCTGCGCTCGATCCGCAACTCACCCTGATCGTTACCAGCCTGATCAGCGCGATCGGCGGCTACTTCGCATCCCGGCTGGGCCTGAAAAGCAAGCGCATCGAAAGGGCCCCGGAGTTGCAGGAGCATCTGAACCGCGCCGTGGCCGACCTGATCGCGCATTACACCAAGGCGCTCGAGCAGGAGAAGGCCCGGCACGCCGACCATATGGCGGAGATGGACGAAAAGCTTGACCGCGCGCTGGCTCGCATCGAGCACCTGGAAGACACCATACGCCGCGCGGGGATCGTGGTTCCGCCCCATCCTGAAAATTGAGGCTGCCATGGTCCCCGTTCGCAACTTCACGATCTGGATTGGCAATTCCGGCACGGCCGAGAACCAAAGCGGAATTGTGGCTGTCCTCAAGGCCGGCTCGCCGCCCGCCCCTGAAAATCTCACCGGGGTCGAGATCGTCTTTCGCGCCACGGATGGCACACAGGCGATCCGCAAGACCAGCGCCGATAACGGCATCGCCCTCGAGCCGCTGGCAGGCCGGATCACGATCCCGATCTCCGTGGCGGAAAGCCGTCTTTTCGGCAGGGGCAGGCGCTGGCGATACGAAATCGAGTGCCGCGCCGCCGGCGCGGAGCGCACAATCATGACCGGCGAACTCATCCCGGCGGGGGGCATGAATGACGACGCAAATTGAAGTCGTGGTCGAAGGCCCCGCCCAGATCATCGAAGTGATCAGCGCCGGCCCGCAAGGCCCGCCCGGCCCGGCCGGCGCAAGCTATTCCGGCCCGAAGATCACCGCCTCCACCACACCGCCCCCCAATCCGTCGCCAGGCGATATCTGGATCGACATTTCCTGAGGATTCCTTCATGTCCAAGACCGATGCTTTCGAGGCGGCGCTGCTCGACCTCCTCTTCATCAACACCAACATCGCCAACCTTGGCGATGCGACCGGCGTCCGCGGCTCCACCGCGGCCGGCCAGCTTTTTCTTTCGCTGCACAGCGCCGACCCCGGCGAGGCCGGAACGCAGGCCACGAGCGAGATCGTCTATACGGGTTATGCGCGCGTGGGCCTGAACCGTGTCTCCGGCGCGGGCGGTTTCACGCGGACCGGCAACAGCATCAGCCCGACCGGCAACGTCGATTTCCCCGCCTGCACGGCCGGCACGGCCACGGCCACGCATTTCGGCATCGGGGTCGCCTCCTCCGGCACGGGCACGCTGCTCTACAAGGGCGCGATCACGCCAACGATCGCCATCTCCGCCGGCGTCACGCCCCGCCTCACCAACGCAACGGCAGTGACGGAGGATTGATGGATGCCTGACAATGTTGGATACACACCCGGTTCCGGGGCCCAGATCGCGGCGGATGAAATTGATGGCGCCTTGCACCAGCGGATTAAAATTACCGTTGGCCCGGATGGCGCGGGTTCGGATGCCTCGGAGCAGAACCCGCTTCCGGTCGCGGATAGCTGGTCGCGCGATTTTCTGAGCCGTATTCTCAACATGCTCATGTCGCCGCTCGGTTATGACAAATCGATAAACCGGCAGCGCGGCACCGTAGTCCTTGAAAGCGGTGCGCTCACGACCGTTGGGACGGTCACGACCGTCACGACCGTTTCAACGGTCAACTCGGTTACTGCCGTTGCCGGCGTGAATAACGTTGTCGCGGTCGGAAGCTTCCCCGCGCAGATGCAGATACTGGACGGCAATCGCACGTCATGGGCGCTCGGCGTCCGCGCGCGCATCACCTGAGGATTCGTCATGCCGAACACCTTCAAGAAGGTTATCGATCAGCTTATCTGGCGTCAGGTCACCGCAAGCCCGAACATTCATGCCGCTGGAACGTCCATCGCGAGCGACCTGCGGTCAACTGTTGTTCGGAACCCGTTCGCCTACAACCTGATTTCGAATACGGTCCTGAACCGCTTCAACATCATCACCAAGTCGTGGCAGACGATAGCGTCCCCGGCGCTCGCTGGCACGTTCGGCGCGGGCAGCACATCGGCCTTCGCGCCGTCCCTTGGGCTTGTGGGGACGATTGCGGCGGGTGCAACCACAACTTCCGTGGTGATCTCCACCGCTTTCCCGACCGCAATCGGCGTGAACATGCTCGCCAATCGTGGCGGCTCCGGCGATATGGGTTTCAAGCTGCGCATCATTGACACCGCATCTGGCAAGACCGAAGAACGTTGGATCAGCGGCAATACGGCGGGCACCACACCGACCATCACGGTTTCGGCTGCCTTTACCTTCACCCCGGCTACCGGCGCTCGGTATGAAATTCTGGCCGGTCGCCTGTTCATGCTGGGGGCCGGCACGGTCGCAGCAAACATCTGGCGCTCGTTCGAGGTCGCGGCGAACACGCTGTCTACCGGCCTTTCAACCACCGGCCTCCCGGCTTCGATTACGACCGATTCCTCGATCCTCGTGCTCGATGAGCAATTCGGCCCCTACAACATGGCCCCCGGCGAAGGCATGGTGAAGGGCTCCTTCGCCTACGATACCGGCATGATGAGCCTGACCGCGACGGCGGCGGCGGCTTCCGCCCTGACCGGGCAGGCAACGGGCGGCGATTCGGTGGTTGCGGCAAATGAGTTTCGCAATTTCCAGATCAGGATCGTCCAGGATTTGACCAATCCAACCGCTGTTGGGCAGCGCAGGATCATCGCCTCGCACACGGCTGGGCCGTCTCCCGTCTACACGCTCGGCTCGGCTTGGACGGTCCAGCCATCGGCCACGGCAAAATACGTGATCGAGCTTCCGAACCTGATGCTAATGCGCACGAGCGCGACGACGACGGTGTATACCTATAATTACGGTGACGCCACCGTGAACAACGGCACGAACAGCATTGCGGCTGGAGCCTGGTCAACGACCTATTTCGGGGCTGCTCCCGCCGCCAATGCCGCCGGGAACATGTGGGCGCCATCGTTCAGTATCCAGCCAGACGCGGCCCGTAATGCGCGGCATTCGTTCAATTATTTCTTCCGGGGTGGCAGCACGACCACCCTTGATCTGCTTGACATCGCCGGCAGCATCACCGGCACGTGGTCTGGCGCGATTGTCTATGATGGCAACACGACCAACATGGGCACGGGCACGACCGGTTGCGCGGCGGGTTTCGGCAACGAGGGGCGGATGTTCTACATCAGCGCCTATGTGGCATCTGCGGCAAACCAGTTCTACCGGTTCGACGTGCAGAACAGGGTTCTGTCGCCTTACACGAATCCCGACATCGTGGCGGCAAGCGCTGCTGCGGTCGGTTCTCGGATGGCCGCCTATTGCGCCATCGATGGCGCGGATCTGTATGATATCGTGCTGCTTCAGACGCACGGCGCGGCCAACTGTCAGGAACTTGTGATCCTCGTCTGACAACAAGCGGGGCGAGCCTGATGCTCTTCGGCTCACCCCCCTTCAGGGGCCAGGAATGGCCAGGAGTGATCACAAATGCTGCTGACGTTACTCTCTTCTGCCCCGGTCGCAGGCCAGGCAGCGGGCGCAGCGGCCGGAACCTCTTTCGCGAGCGCCTCCGGCGCCTCGATCGCGGCGGCGACCGGTGCCTCCGCCGGCGCGGCATCGGTTTCAGCCACCAGCGGCGCGGCCGGTAGCATCGCCTCCGCCTCCGGCACCTCCACCGGCGCGGGTTCGGCCTCGGCGGTGGGCGCTTCCATCCGTGCGGCATCCGGCTCAGTGCCGGCCGTGGCTTCCGCGAGCGCCGC